TCCGATCTCCAGCGCGTGCTGTGGATTCCCCGCTGGAAACTGGATGGCGGCAAAAAGCCGGAACCGACCGGCGAGCAGATGAAGATGGACGGCTTCACCGAGGTGGAGGACGCTGGGAATCCGTTCACGGAGTGAAAAGCGCCAGCGCTGGCGCTTTTGAGGGGGAGGTGAAAACGTGAATAGCTTCAACGGCAGCGCAAACTGCGAGCGGTATTACTATTACAAGGCCGCCGGCATCTGCGTCACCTGCGGCAGCAACTGGGTGGTGCCCGGTCGTGTGCGCTGCAAAGCTTGCGCTGCCAGGGACGACGCTATGCGCAGGCGCCGGGATCCGGATGGCACAGCTGCCCGCGAACGATTCCGGCGGCTGCGGGATACCCGGCGGGCGGCGGGCTTGTGCATAGATTGCGGTCGGCCTGCCAATCAGGGCCGCGTGCGTTGCGCGGACTGCCTGAGGCGCCGGGCAGAGAGTGCGAAGGTCTACTACATACGAAAACGCTTGAGACAAACGACAAGGCAGGAGTGAGATCACATGGAAGATATTTTCGGCACGAAGGTCCCCGTGGGTTGTGCCCATTTTTCGGGGGGGGGGTCGAAATGCTGCCCCTGAGCCTGTTTGATTTCGGGTATTTCCCCAGATGGCTGGACGCGCTGGACGCTTTGGAGGCGATGGCGCAGCGGGAGCCCTGGCGGTTCCCACACAGCGACTACCAGACGCAGAACGACGTCAATCCCATACTGACACGATACATCAATTCGATCTACCGGCGGGCCGCGGACCTGTACAACGCGGCGACCGACCAGGACGAGCGCGACAGGCTGGTGTCCATCCGGCACGACTTCGCCGCGTTCCACACGAACCTGTACACGCCCAACTACATGCCGATCCTGGCATATTTCGTCCGAAACACCCGGCCAGGCGAGCGGCGCTGGTACTTCCGGGGCTGGGCGACGCCCGGCAGCGCGATGCTTTCGCGGGCGTCACCGCTGCCGCAGCGCGTGCCCTTCGCCGATCCCGGCGCGCTGTACAATCCCGCGTGGCCGGTGCGGGTGAACGTGGAACACATACTGGCGGACGAGGAAAACCTCGCGCGGATCCCGCCCGAGCTGCGCGGCAGCCGGCTGCTGCCGCTTACGCTGGAAACCGCGGTGGAACTGGCCCGCCGCAAGGCAAACCTTTGCCCGGGGATCATACAGCCGCAATACTACCGGCAGCGCGTGCAGCTACTGCTGCCGATCAGTCTGACGGACCCCGACCGGCACGACCTGGCGCTGATCCTTCAGGCGGAGGACGGCTACTACATGGGCAGCACGATGCTCACCATACAGATGGCCTACCTCAACGCCCGCGTGATCGGGCGGCCGTCGGCGGCGTGGCTATACGAGGCGATGGAGGAGGGAGACGATCATGACACATAAGGATGGCTGCACGGCCGCCTGCCCGCATTTCATGGAGCGCCGCACCTACCTGTGCGGCTACAGCATCCGCTGCGAAAAGGGCTGGTCGTCGTTCGAATCATGGGGCGATCGGGACGCCTATTACAGGTTTTACTGTTGCGGCCACTGGCAGGGCTGCCCGGTATTGATCATCAAAAAACGCAAGAGCAGGAGTGAATCACATGAATAATCTCACCACATTGACGGCGATTGAACGCCGAATCGAATACCACATGCAGGGCGTGTACATGAACATCCTCGAGGTCGGGCGCTGCCTGATCGAGGCGAAGGAGAGCGGCTTGGTGGCCCACGGCGAATGGGAAGCCTGGGTGCGGGCGCACACGGGCATGAGCGATCGCAGCGCCCAGCGGCTCATGCAGGCCGCCCGGGAGATCGAACCGGAAAGCGCGATGTCGCGGCTGCCGATCAGCAAGATCCAGACGATTCTGGCCCTGCCCGAGGCGGAGCGCGAAAACATGGCCCAGCGGGCCGTGGACGAGGACATGAGCCTGCGGGTGCTCCAGGGCGAGGTCGAAGCCCTGAAGCGGGAACTGAAAAAGAAGGACGCCCGCGAAAAAGACGCCGACAGGATCCTGGGCGAGGTGATGGAGGAGCGCCAGAAATACAAGAACCAGCTGGACAACGCCCTCCAGGTGAACGAGCGGATCAGCCGCAACCGCATGGAGGCCACCGCGGAGGTGGAGCGGCTCAAACAGCAGCTGGCCGCCGCCGAGAGTTACAAGGGCATCAGCCCGGCCGCCCAGCGCGAGATCGACCGGCTGAAGGCCGAGCTCAAGGACGCCGAAGCGATGGCGGAGCGAGCTGCGGAGCTTCGGCAGCAGGCCCAGCAGGAGCTGATGGACTACCGCGCCCAGGCGGCCCGGGGCGATGCCCCGCGCGGGCAGGACGACGGCCTGACGATAGACGCGGTGGGCATGGCCGTTCGGACGTTTATGGGCGTGATCGGCTACCTGCCGCATGACACCGGCGCGCTGCTGGCGCTGAAGCCCGGCGACCGGCAACAGCTGAGGGCCTACGCGGCCATGATCGGCCAGTGGGCCGAGGGCATCCAGTCCGCCATGGCGGCCGAGCCCTACGTGATCGAGGAGGCGCAGTGACATGGGCGAGATCATGCGCATGGAATCATCGGCGCCGACGGACATCGTCGCGCGCGAGCTGACGGCCACCCGTAAGGCCATGCAGGACATGGCGATGCTGCTGCGGTCCATGGGGGAGGAGATCTCCGATCTCCGGCGCCAGGTGCGGCTGCTTGAAAAGGTGACGCCCTCGCAGGCGTCGGCGATCAACCGGGCGATCCGCGAACGCGCCGCCCGGCTGTGCCAGGACTACCGCGCGTCCGGCTGCGACAAGGCTGTGGCGGCGGCCATCCGCAAGGCCGTAAAGCTGCGCTTCGGCGCGGCCACCGCGAAGGAGCTGCCGCGATGCGACTTTGAGGTCGCGCTCGAACAGGTGCGGATCTGGGACGACTACAAGGCCATGATGGCCATAAGGAGGAAAAACAATGGCAAAGTACAGGATTAGGATCAAGGCGCGCGACCCCGATCTGTTTGCCTGGCAAGCCCGCGGGCCCATCCGGCGCGTGCAGCTGCGGCGCGCGCGAATGCTGATGAGGAGGGACGACTGATGGCACAAAACCTGCCCGAGCTCAAGCCCCTGAACGGGCGCGAGATGAAGTGCATCGAATACATCGTGGGCCTTGACAACCGCCTGCATGAGGCCGGCGACGCCTTAAAGCGCCGCCTGGCCGTGATCCCGAACGGGTGGCGCGACTGGCGGCTGATGGTGACCACCTGCGGCCGTCTGGTGGAGGAGATCTATGGCACGCTGCCGCAAAAGAGCCTGCTGTATCTGCAAAACCTGTGCAGGCACGGCGAGGTCCTGATCCGGTACATTCCGGCCAGCCGTTCGCCCGAATGGATGATGATCCGGGACGTGGACCTGCGCGTGCTGGTAAACAAGGCGATGGCCGCCGAATGCGCGGTCTGCATGAAGGAAGGCGCGGAGATCCGCACATGCGCGCTTCGGAAGGCGCTCATCTGCAACTGCCCGCCGCACGAGGACCCCCCGACCGGCTGCGGCTACCGCGCCGCGGCGATGTCGAGCGAATATGGACACTACATCTAGGAGGATGGCATGAACAAAGTGATACTGATCGGCAACCTGGCCAACGATCCGGAGGCGCGCACGACCCAGAGCGGCGTTTCGCAATCCACCTTCCGGCTGGCCGTGCAGCGGCGATACGCCAACCAGCAGGGCGTGCGCGAGGCGGACTTCCTGACCGTCGTCGCCTGGCGGCAGACCGCCGATTTCTGCAACAGCTACCTGGTCAAGGGCCGCAAGGTGGCGGTCGAGGGCAGCATCCAGACCCGCAGCTACGACGCCCAGGACGGCACGAAGCGCTACGTGACCGAGATCATCGCGCAGAGCGTCGAGGCGCTGGGATCCGCGCGGCGCGACGCCGACGATCCCGGGCCGACCCCGCCGCCCGGCCCCGAGGATTTCACCGAGGTGGACGACGACGAATTGCCTTTTAGCTGATTATACGAGGTGATGGCGATGACAGCGATGCAGATCATGGAGCGGTGCCGCACGGCCGAGGCGGACCGTCGGGCGATCAAGAACCGGGCGGCGCGCTACCGCGAAAGCGCCACGCGGATCACATCCGTGCTGGGCGGCGTGGGTTCGCGCAGCACCAGCGAGCCCGACAAGCTGGCGGCGCTGATGTCCGAGCTGGACGAGCTGGACCGCGCGCTGAACGAACGCGAGCGCGAATACGCTGCGGAGCTGTCCGCCGCCACCCGCCTGTTGGACATGCTGCCGGAGATCGAAAGCCAGGTGCTGGACGCCTTTTACCTGAAGGCCCAGGCGCTCACGGCGATCGCGCGCAGCATGTCGTACAGCTACGGGTACATCCGGACGGTCAAGGCCACGGCCTGCGCCCACCTGGAAGTGCTGCCGGAAGCCCTGGTCTCTTCGCTGCTGCCGGCCTGGTATCGGGAACGCAGCCCGGGGAGGTGACGCGCGATGGAACAACAGGTCAGCTTTCCCAGCGAGCCCGAGGCGCTCCGGCAGATGTGCCTGAACTGCAAACATGCGGATTGCAGGGGCCCGGATGGCTGCAAGGAATACCGGCAAAAGCGGCGCGAGCTCACCGAAGGCGGCATGTGCCGCGCCTACCGCCGCACCTGGGTGGGCCCGGACGGGCGCAACCTCACACTACAGGAATGGGCGGAGGAGACCGGCATCCGCTACGAAACGCTGCGAATAAGGACAAAGGGCGGGCTTTCGATGGTTGACGCCATCCGCCTGGGGCCGAGCAAGCGCGACAACGCGCTGTTTGAACGATTCCACGGCTGGTGCGTGGCGTGGACGAAGAAGCACGGAGGAATGCAAAATGGACAGCAAACTTCAGGAGATCATCAAACACCTGGCGATGATACAGATCTGGGCGGCCAATGACATGCTCGACGAAAGCGACAGGCCAAAGATCGCCGCGTGGACGATGGAGGCGATCCAGGCGCTGGAGGTGGAACAGGGCAGGGCCCGGCTGATCACCGAGGCGGACTTCGCGAGCCCGCTTGCCGATGGCGGCGGGGCGATACCCTGCTGGAAGGAATCGAAATCGCCGACCCGTAGAAGCGGCTGGGCGGTGATCGTATACGGCAAGTGGCTGGGCGACACCGAGGGCGGATGGGCCCGGTACTGGACGCGGCAGCCCACCGACCAGCAGAGGAGGGCAATGCCATGGTGATCCGGATCTACGTGAACCACTACGGCTGGGTGGCCGGCGAGCTGCGGGACCCGACCGGCCAGGTGTGCGGGCTGAAATTTACCCGCGACCGCGAATCCGCGAAGTGCTACCCGCCGCAGGGCCTGATAGCGGACGAGGTGTGCCATTACATCGAATGGCAGCTTAAATGCAACTACGACCGGCTCACGGATTGCGTGCCCTGGGCACGGTGACGAAAAGCGCCAGCGCTGGCGCTTTTCTTTTTTTGTACGATATGCAAGGGCCGTAACGATATGCAAGGGCCGGGACGATATGCAAGGATTTTTGACGATATGCAAGCAAAACCCGGTTTACACCTGCGCATAGTGTCAACTAACCTGCGCCTACCTGCACCGAACCTGCGCATAGTGTCAACTAACCTGCGCATAGTGTCAACTAACCTGCGCATACCTGCACCAAACCTGCGGTCACCTGCACCAAACCTGCGGTCACCTGCTATTGATATGCACCTTGAAATGTGCTATCGTTAGAATCGCCCGAAGGCGGGCAGAGGTCGAACACTCCTGCCGACCGACCCGCCGAATGCCAGCTCGGGCAGCGCCCGGCGCATCCCATGCGCCCTGGGCGCTTTATTATTCGCCCCGCGTCCTCGACTGCCCGTCGGGCCGCGGGTTACGGGCGAGACTTGCCGCAAGCGGCTGCGCTTTCGCCCTCAGTCCGCCTGGCGGCGGACGCTCAATATATGTTTGGGGGGCGGTCCGCATGTACGAAAAGCAGGCCGACCCGTTTTATGCCACGAAAGCCTGGAAGCGCGTGCGGCGGCTGCGGCTACAGATGGATCACGGCATGTGTACAGAGTGCATGGCCGAATTTGAGCGCGGCGAGCGGCTTAAGCCCATGCGGGCCACGGTGGTGCACCACGTCAAGCACTTATCCGACCGGCCGGACCTGGCGCTCGACCTGGACAATTTGCGCAGCCTGTGCGATTTGCACCACGCGCGCGAGCACCCCGAGAAGGGCGGCCAGGGCCGCGCCGCCGCAAAGAGCCCCGCGCCCGAGGGCATCAGGATCATAAAAGTATAGGAGGTCGCGGAGATGAACGACGAAATGCGCAAGACCCACATGGAGCAGATCACGGATCCCGTGGCCATCGCCATGTACGACCGGCTGTGCGAGGCCTGCGAAAAGCGCCCGGAGGGCATGGGCGACCAGGATCAGATGCTGATTTGCGACATCGCCCAGATGGAGCAGATGAAGCAGCAGCTTTACGAGGACATCCGCAAGCGCGGCGTGGTGGAAAACTACCACAACGGCCGCCAGCGCTGTATGCGCGAAAACAAAAGCATTCAGTCCAGCCGGATGCTGATGGACCAGCAGCGCAAGCACCTGGCGGAATTGAAGCTGACGCCCAACTCACGAAAGGCCGCACCCGTGCCGCTGAATGACGGATTCGAGGATTTCTGACGGTTCGGCGCTTGACCGAATCTATGGCCACGCGGACGACGTGCTGGCCGGGCGCATCCTGACAGGCAAAAAGGTGCGGCTTGCCTGCGAACGCTTCCGGCGCGAGCTCGACCGGTCGAAACACGATCCCGCATACCCGTGGGCGTTCGACGAGCGCCTGGCGGCGCGGCCGATCCGATTCATGGAGACTTACCTGCGGCCGACCAAGGGCAACTACGACAAAATGACGCTGATGCCCTGGCAGTGCTTCGTCGAAGGGAACATCTTCGGCTGGGTGGACAAAAAGACCCGGCTTCGGCGCTTTAGGGAAGCGCTGATCATCGAAGGCCGCGGCAACGGCAAGACCACCCTGCTGTCCGGCAACGCCACCTACGGCGCCAGCAAAGATGGCGAGCGCGGCGCGGACGTGTACCTGCTGGCCAACGCCAAGGACCAGGCTAAAATCTGCTACGAGGAAGCCTACAAGCAGATCATGGCGTCGCCTTCGCTGGCCAGCCGCTTCCGGCTGACGCGCGAGGGCATCTTCTACGATGCCCAAAACGCCACGATCAAGGCGCGCGCCGCGGATTCCAGCAAGCTGGACGGCCTGAACCCGCATTTGGCCGTGTTTGACGAGATCCACGAGTTCAAGGATTACAAGCTGATCGACGTCATCCGGCAGGGCCAGCTGAAGCGCGCCCAGCCGCTGACGATCTACATCACCACGATGGGCACGGTGATCGACGGCCCGCTTGTGCAGATGTACGGGCTCTTCTCCGACGCGCTGGAGGAGGGCGTGCTGTCCGACACAGTGGCCGATCAGCTGTTTGCCTACATCTGCGAGCTGGACGCCGGCGACGATGTGGATGATTCCAGCCTGTGGTGCAAGGCCAACCCCAGCCTGGGCGTGCTCTTGAAGTTGGAGGAGCTCGAGCGGACCTGGGCGCGCGACAAGCTGATCCCGCAGCAGCGGGCCAACTTCATCACGAAGCAGCTGTGCGTGACGGTGGACGCCTCCGAGGCGGCGTATCTGCCGATCGAGATCATCAACCGAAACCGCGGCCGCCTGGACCTGGACGCGCTCAAGGGCCGGCTGTGCTACGGCGGGTATGACCTGTCCAGCCGCGAGGACTTCACCGCCGCGGTGCTGCTGTTCCCGCTGGAGGATGGCAAGTGGTTCGTGCTGCACCACAGCTGGACCACCCGCCGCAAGGTGGAGATGGACGCCGAGAAGATCGACTACAACCACCTGGCGATGTCGGGGCTTTTGACGATCTGCGACGGCGAATACATCCCGCAGGACGTGGTGGCCGAATGGTTCAAGCAGATGGGGAAGATCTACGAGATCGTGTCCATCGGCTACGACCCGGCCAACGCCACCTGGTGCAACCGGCTGCTGGAGGCCGAGTACAAGACGCAGATCGTCCGCCAGGGGCCGCTTACCTTGAACGACCCCATGAAGACCTTCCGCGAGGCGATGATCGACGGGAAGATCATCACGAACGACGACCCCATGATGCGCTGGTACATGCACAACGTGCGCCTGCGCAACAACTACGCCGACCGCGAGAAGGAAAACTGGATGCCCACGAAATCGAACCGCTACCGCAAGATCGACGGCTTCATGGCGCTGATCGACGCCTGGACGGTCGCCCAGCAGAACATGCCGACCGACACGAGCGGCGAAAGCGCCCCGGCCATCGAGGTGCTCACGCTGAACATGCCCGGGCGGCTGAAGCGCAGCCGGGCCCGCGCATAAGCGCCAGCGCTGGCGCTTTTACCCGTGGCAGCCTGCCGGCTGCCTTTTCTTTTGGGAGGGATGAATCCATGTCCATCTTTGGCAATTCGAAGCGCCGGAAGGGCAGGGCGAGGGACGAGCCCAAAAACCAGGCGGCGAGCACGGTGCCCGCCCTGATCCGGCTGCGGGGCGCGCTTCGCACCCGGGGCGATTACACCATGCGCACCAGCGAGGCGATCTACGCCGCGGTGAGCCGCATCTCCAACACCATCGCGGAGCTGCCGATCCACCTGTACAAGGGGCAGGAACGGCAAAGCGATCATCCGCTCGAGCGGCTGATCGGCTACGCGCCGAACCCGTGCATGACGCCGTTTACCTTCCGGCAAACCATGGAGGCCTGCCGCAACACGGAGGGCAACGCCTACGCGCTGATCGTGCCGGACCCGGAGGGCAGGCCGCTGCGGCTGGACGTGATCGACCCGGCGCGGGTCGTGCCCATGCGCGAGGCCGAGACCCGGGAGATGTGGTACCAGCTGCTGCTGGAGGAGGGCAAGACCATCACCGTGCACCATTCGGGGATGATCGTTCTTCGCCACATGTCCGCCAACGGCGAGCGCGGCGTGCGGCCCGTGGATGTGCTGCGTTCCACCCTGGACTACGATCGGGACATCAAGGAGTTTTCCGTCCAGCAGCTGGACGGCATCAACTCCGGCGTGATCCTGAACATCCCCGGCGTGGGACTGAGCCAGGAAAAGAAGCGCGAAGCCATCAAGCAGTTTACCGAGACCTACGAGGCCTCCGGCGGGCGCATCGTGGTGCTGGAGGGCGGGATCACCGCCACCACCCTGAGCCAGAGCCCCGTGGACGCGAAGGTGCTGGATGTGGAGCGCGTGACCCGCAACCGCGTGGCCACCGTGTACAACATCCCGCCGCACATGCTGGGCGACTACTCCGACACCAGCTACGCCACGGCCGAACAGTCGATGCTGGAATACCTCCAGATGACGATCAACCCGATCGTGGAACAGTGGCAGGACGAACTGAACCGCAAGCTTCTGACCTGGGAGATGCTCGGGGAGGGCTACGGCTTCCGCTTCGACCTTCGAAATCTGTGGCGCACCGATATGCAGACGATGGCCAACTACAACCAGATGGCGATCCGGAGCGGGTGGCTTAAACCCAACGAGGTGCGCAAGGGTGAAAACCTGCCCGAGGATCCCGCCGGCGACGTGCTGCTTGCGTCCCGCGACCTGGTGCCGCTAAGTGAAGCGGTCAAGGGAACCATCAACCCATGAAAGAGGCGATAAAATGCCGAAAACCAATCCGGCCCGCGGCCCTTCCGGCGCGGGCATCCACCATTTTTGGGCCTATGACGAAACCGCGCCCGGGCAGCCGTCCGTGCTGCGGCTGGAGGGGCCCATCGCCAGCGAAAGCTGGTGGGGCGACGAGGTGACGCCGGAGGCTTTCCGCGACGAGCTGGAGGCGCATCCGGGCGACATCGAGGTCTACATCAACAGCCCCGGCGGCGACGTGATCGCCGGATCCATGATCTACACGATGCTCAAAGAGCACGCGGGACATGTGACCGTGAAAATCGAGGGCGTGGCGGCCAGCGCCGCCAGCGTGGTGGCCATGGCGGGCGACACGGTGCTGATGGCGCCGACCGCCTACATGATGATCCACAACGCCGCCACCATGGCCTGGGGCAACAAGCACGATCTCCAGCACGAGGCCGACGTGCTGGCGGAGGTCGACAAGGGTATCCGCAACGCCTACCGGCAGAAGACCGGCCTGAGCGAAAGGAAGCTTGCCGAGATGATGGACGAGGAGACGTGGATGTCCGCGCCGACCGCCTTCGTGCTGGGCTTTTCCGACGGCCAGCTGGGCGACGTGCCGGCGGAGACGGACGAGCGCCCGGACGACGCCGAGGATGGCGAGCCGGAGGACGGCGAGGCCCTGATCCACCCGGCCGTGGCGGCCATGCGCGCGGCGCACGCCCTGCCGGCCGTGGCCTGGTCGGCTGCCGCGCAGGCGAAGCGGCTGCGGGATCGGATGATCCTTGAATCCGCCAACGGCGCGAGCGCCCAGGCCGCCCAGGCCGTGGTGCGCGCCTACGCCGAGCGGATCATCGGCCAGAACGACGCGCCCGAGGGCGGCGACGAGGCGCCGCAGAGCGATCCCACCGACGCGCTGAGGCGGAAACTGAAACTTTTGAGCACCTGACGACCAAACAGAGGAGGTAAACACCATGCCCCGCAATTTGCAGGAACTCCGCGAACGCATTCGCAACGAACAGAACAACCTGGACCAGCTGCGCGCGCAGAACCGCGCCCTGGCCGATGATCCCAACGCCACCGCCGCCCAGATCGAGGCGGCGCTTTCCAACGTGTCCACGCTGGATGCCCGCATCCGCCTGATGCAGGACGAGCTCCAGGCCGAAGAGGGCCGCCGCGTGGCCAACCTGCAGCCCGCGCCGGCCGACGATCGCGGCGGCAACCTGGCCCGTATGCTGGCCAGCCGCGAATATGCCCGCGCCTTCGCCACGGCGCTGAGGGACGGCGTGAGCCTGCGCACCGGCCGCAACCGCGAGGACCTGAGGGTGCTCTACGACGCGATGACTGAGGCGGGCGGCAGCCCTGCCGGCTCCGCCGGCGGCTTCCTGGTGCCGGAGGACATCGACGTGACCATCCGCGAAACCCGCCGCAACCTGGTGAGCCTGGCGGACCTGTTCCAGGTGGAGGCCGTGTCTACCAACTCCGGCGCGCGCACCAAGGACACCTCGCCCACCACCGGCTTCACCGCCCTGGCGAGCGAGATTCCGTATGACGCCACGACCGGCAAGCCGGCGATCCCGATGGACGACCAGCCGGTTTTCGCGCAGGTAACCTACAGCCTGACCACCTACGGCCTGAACATCCCGATCAGCAACGAGCTGGTGGCGGACGAGGCCGCGAACCTGTTCGGCTACCTGGGCCGCTTCTTCGCCAAGAAGCAGGTCATCACCGAAAACAACAAGCTGCTGTCGCTGTTGCAGGCGCTGACGCCCGTGACCTTCACCGCCTCCGCGGCGAACGGCACCGGCTACGACAAGCTGCGGCAGATCCTGGTGAAGAGCCTCGATCCGGACATCTCCGCGAACGCGGCGATCATCACCAACCAGAGCGGCTTCGATTACCTGGACGCCATCAAGGATTCTACCGGCCGTCCGCTGATCCAGCCCGACCCGACCACCGGCACGCCGATGCTGCTGCGCAGCAAGAAGGTCGTCATGATGTCCGACGCGATGCTGCCCAACGTGGTTACCGGCTCCGGCGCCAGCGCCACGACCGAGTTCCCGTTCTTCATCGGCGATTTCAACGCCTTCGGCACGCTGTTTGTGCGGCAGCCGCTGGAGATCGCCACCACCGATGTGGGCGGCGACGCCTGGCGCACCAATTCCACCGAGGTGCGCGGCATCCTGCGCCTGGATGCGCGCACGTTCGACGCGGCGGCGGCGGTGTACGCGAAGATGCAGTAACCGATGCCGCGGGGCCGCATGACGCGCGGTCCCGCGGCCCATTAAGGAGGGCAGCTCATGCCGAACATTGAGACGCTGGCGCGCTGGGCCGCCGCCAACATGGACACCGACCGCGAACTTCTGGAGCTGGCCATGGAGGCCGCTCAGCAGTACCTCGAAAATGCCGGCGTGCCGCGGCTGGAGAACGACAAGCTGTACGACCTGGCAGTATACCAGCTGGGCGTGCACTACTTCGACAACCGCGGCGTAATGGCCGAGGGCAGCGCGGCGGAGATCCCGATGGGCGTGAACGCCATCATGCACCAGCTGCGGCTTCAGCCCGAGCCTGAGGACGGTGATGATGGATGAACGTGGGACGCTTTCGGGAGCTGATCGTGATCGAGGAGCCGCTGCCGGATAAGGCCACGGTGGACGAATACGGCCGCCGGATCGTGCCCTGGCGGCGGGTGGCCATGGTGAACGCGCAGGCGAGCGATGTTTCGGGGCGCGATTTTTACGAGGCCGCCGCCCACGGGCTTGAGCACACCGTGACCTTTACCACCCGGTGGATCCACCGGCTGGACGCCAGTATGCGCATCCTGTGGCGGGGCGAGCAGTACGCGATCGACCAGGTGAACCACCTGGGCTACCGCCGGGATTTCGTGCGCATCAAGGCCCACCACGTGGAGCCGGAGGGGGTGAACCGCTTTGGCGCGATTTGAGGTAAGCGGCATTGACGACCTGATGAAGGCCATGGACGTGGAGGCAATGCGCATCCTGAGCAGGGGGCCCGCCGCCGTGGCTGCGGGCGCGGAGGTGGCCGTGGAATACCTGCAAGCCTACGTGCCCCTGCGCACCGGCGGCCTGATGCAATCCATCAAGGCCGGCAAGGTGAAGCGAAACTCCATCGACGGCGTCTACTGCGATGTGGGGCCCACCGGCAAGGACAAGCACGGCGAGCCGTATGAGAAGATCGGCAACATCCTGGAATACGGGCGCAGCAACATGCCCGCCCGATCCTGGGTGCGCACGGCCGTCGAACGGGGTGGCAGCGCTGTGGCGGAGGCCATGCGCGATGAACTGATGAAGCCGTAAGGAGGCCAGGCAACCATGACAGCATTCGAGGCAATTACACGCGCCCTGGCCGCCTGCCCGTATGAGGCCACGCAGGTGCCCGTGCGGGGAAAGGGCCCCACGTATGTGAGCTATCAGCTGGTGTCCGGTAAGCCCGTGAGCGCCAGCAACGGCGTGCAGCGCTGGATCGCCACCATGCAGGTGGACATCTGGAGCCGCCGGGCGGTGGCGCCGGAGCTTTATCCGGTACTCCAGGCGCTCAAGGATGGCGGCATCACCGTGACCCGCTGGGGCCCGCAGATGTACGAGGATGACACGGGATGGCACCACATGCCGATCACGTGCGAGTACGCGGAAACAACCTAAAAGGAGGACAATGAAATGTCTACTACTACCCAGCCCGTCGGCTACTATACCGGCGTATTGGACGTATACTACGCCGTGATGACGGCGGACAGCGACACCAGCGCGGCCGCGCCGACCTACGGCACGCCGGCGATCGCGGGCAAATCCATCGAAGTGACGCTGACGCCCCAGTACCGTGAGGGCAGCCTGTACGCCAGCAACAAGCGCGTGCGCAACGAGCGCCGGATCAGCGGCTACGAGGTCAGCTGGAACGCCGACCAGGTGCTGGCCGCGGTGCGCCGCGCGCTGACCGGCCGCACCGCCGACGCCAAGGGCGTCGAGGCGATCAAGGACAGCCAGAGCGCGCCCTACGTGGCCATCGGCTTCGCCATCACGAAGGATTCGGGCGCGCAGGAGCTGTGGTGGCTGTACAAGGGCAAGTTTGCCGAGATGGAGAAAACCCACCAGACGGAGGGCGATTCCATCGAGTACGCGACGCCCACCCTGACCGGCGTGTTTGACGCCCGCATCTTCGACGGCAAAGTCGCCAGCGTGCTGGACACCGACGCGACGGACGCCGACGCGACCGTCGCGAGCGGATGGTTCTCGGCCGTCTACGAGACCACCTGAGTATTCAGGGAAAAGGGAAAAGGGAAAAGGAACAGCTGCTGCCGCGCTGTGGATCTCAGCCGGCAGCGGGTATTCCTTTCCCTGATCCTGATTTTATCGACGACAGGAGAAAAAAATGAGCAGGAGAAGAAACAAGCAGAACCGCCCGCCGGTGGCGGGGCGGGACGTGGCCGCGCCGGTGCGGCACGTGCGCTGGGCCGGGAAGGGCTACGCGCTGGCGTTTTCGAACAAAACCTACCGGATCATGGAGGATGTGTACGCCGAATACTACGGGCACCCGGAGATCGGCCTGTACGACATCCTGGCGGAAATCGCCATCCCCAAGCACCGCGCGCTGATGGCTGCGGCCTATGCCGCGATCCTGGCCGGCGGCGGCGAGGCGGAATGGCAGGAATTTGACGAGAAATTCACCCTCGACGATATCGAGGGCTTTGCCGAAGTGATGCAGCAGGCGATTTTGCAGAGCCTGCCGGAGCCCGCCGCGGAGGATCAGCCAAAAAACGCGGCAGCCGCGCCGACGGAGAAAGCGTAGACTATCCGTGGGTGCGGCTGATGGCGACGGCCCTGGAGCTGGGGCTGTCGATCGATGATTTTTGGGCGATGTCGCCCCGGGCCATCGGGCTTTTGCGCGATGAGCGCGAGCGCCGCATGGGCGCGAAGCCCGACAAGCCCAAGCCCAAACGCTTGAACTACATACCCAGACCATGAGCCCCCGCAAACGCGGGGGCTGTTTTGATTAGAGGTGCCAGCGGATGCCAGACCAGGTTTATGACATCAAATCGCGCGTGTCCCTGATGGGGGACCGGGAATACAAGGACGCCATCAAGGGCATTAACCAGGGCCTGACGGTGCTGAAAACCGACCTTGCGGCCAGCCAGGCCGCCTTCAAGGGCCAGGCCGAGAGCATGGAGCAGCTGCGGGACAAGAGTACCAAGCTGAACGCCATCTACGAAAAGCAGGCCGAAAAGGTGGAGCACATGTCCGCCAAGCTGGAGGACATGAAGGCCAGCGGCAAGGCGACGCAGAGCGAGATCAACCGCTACACCATCGAGCTGAACAAGGCCAGGGCCGCCATGAACACCACCGCCGCGGAGATCCGCAAGACCGACGAGGCGATGGACAAGCTGGGCGACGCCGCGGAGGACACCGGCGAGGCGGTCAAGGAAGAGGGCAAGGCTTCCGAGGAATCCTCGAAAAAGGCCAACAAGCTGGGCGACGCGCTTAAGAAGCTGGCGATCGGCGCGGCGGTGGGCGCGGCGCTTAAGGCCACGGCGGACGCCGCGAAGGCCATGGGCAAGGCGATGGCGGAGGCCGGCCAGAAGGCGCTGGGGCTCGCGAAGGACGCCGGCGCGTATGCCGATGAGATCATCGCACAGAGCAGCGTCACCGGCCTGGCCGCGGACGAATTGCAGCGCTGGGGGCTTGTCAGCCAGCTGGTGGACGTGGACACCGAAACGATGACCGGCAGCATGGGCAAGATGACCCAGGCCATGGGCAAGGCGGCGAAGGGCAGTAAAGCCGACGCCGAGAAATTCGCGCGGCTGGGCATTTCGATCAAAGACAGCAACGGGCAGCTGCGGGATTCTGAGGACGTGTACGCCGAGGCCATCGGCGCGCTGGGCAGGATCGAAAACGAGACCGAGCGCGACGCCATGGCCATGGAGCTGTTCGGCAAGAGTGCGCGGGAGCTTAACCCGCTGATCGAGGCCGGCGCGGACGGCCTGAACGACGCCCGCAGGGAGGCCGACCGGCTGGGCGGCGTGCTGTCGGGGCCCGCGCTTGAGGCGCTGGGCGACTTTGACGACAGCCTCCAGAAGATGAGCTACGCCGGCAAGGGGCTTAAAAACGTGATCGGCTCGATGCTGGTGCCCGTGTTCGGGCCGCTGGTGGACGTGGCCACGGACAGCTTCGCGGAGATCTCCAAGGCGCTTGCGAGCGGCGACCTGTCGCCGAAGGAAATGCAGCGGCTGGTGGGCAACGTCGCCCACAGCCTGGAGCGCGGCGTGATCCAGGTAGGCCAGACGCTGGAGACGGGACTGCCGGTGCTGCTGGACGCCCTGGGCAGCGTGGCGGAGAGCGTCGCCAAGGTGCTGCCGAAGCTTTTATCGAGCATCGGCAAGCGGCTGACCCGCCTGGGCGACAAGCTAAAGCCCGGGCTTTCGAAATTGATGGAATCCATCGGCAAGGCGCTGCCGTCGGTGGTGAACGCGCTCTTGCCCGGCGTCAAGGCGCTGTTTGCGGCGGTGCCGAGGCTGGTGCAAAGCCTGGGCTCGCTGGCGCAGCCCGCGGGCGAGCTGCTGGGCGCGCTGGCCGGGGCGCTGGTGAAGGCATTGCCGGAGCTGCTGAAAGCCGTGCCGCCGCTCATAAAGGGCCTGTGGAACGGGCTCAAGGCCGTGGACTGGATCGGGCTGGGCAAGGACATCTGGGAGCTCATCAAGCAGGGGCTGTCGGCGATCGGCAGCGGATTAAAGGACCTGTTCGACAAGGGCAAGGAAAGGCTCGGGGAGATCCAGTGGAAGGACGTCGGCGCGAAGCTGATCGACCTGATCTTCAAGGGCATCGGCGCGGTCGGTACGGCGCTCAAAAAGCTGTTCGTCGCCGGCAAGAAGCTGATTAAGAATATCCACTGGAAGGACCTGGGCAGCGACATCTGGGACTTCATCGTGGGTGGCCTGGGCAGTATCGCCGACAATCTCAAAAAGATGTTTGAGGACGCGGTGGACTTTATCCGCCAGGACATAGACTGGATCCAGCTGGGCAAGGACATCTGGACCTGGATTACACAGGGCATCGGCGACCTGGGCAAGGAGATCGAGGAGGCGCTGTTCGGCGATTACGAGGGTTCGGACGAATTGAAGATGGCGCAGCTTGCCGGCGCGTCCGGTCGAAACGCCGCCGGGAGCATCCTGTCGCTGCTCCACGGGGGAACCATGCGCGCATCCGGCCTGGGCGGCAGCGCAAGCGGCAGCGGAAGCGCGCGATTTGTCAGCAGGGCCGACCTGAAGGACGCCGTGGAGGCCGGCAAAAAGATCGTCAGCGCCGTGATGAAGGGCATCAAGGCGGGCGACCCGCGGATGGCATCGACGCCGAAGGACTTCGGCGCGAGCACGCGCAGCGCCGTGCGCAAGGGCCTGGGCCTGGAAAACGGCCAGGCGTACAGCGACGGCCTCAGGACGGCCGGGCAGATCACCAGCGGCCTGGTGGTGGGCATGAACAACGGCGCGGCGGTGATCCGCAGCGCCGTGCAGTACGCCATGCAGCAGGCGATCAACGCCGCCCGGCGGACGCTGGGCATCCGGAGCCCATCGAAGGTGATGGCGGGCATCGGCCTGTATTACGACGAGGGCTTTGCCAACGGCATCACCGGCGGCATCGGCATGGTGGAGCGCGCCGCCGCGCAGGTGGCGAACGCTTCGGCGGAGGCCGCGGCCAGGCGGATGGGCCGGGTGCGCCCGGCGAACCCGGAGGCCCGCGGCGGCGCGGGCGGCGCCGGCGGCGGGGCCGTGTACAACATCAACGTGACCTACGGCGGCAGCTACACCCGCCGCGACGCCCGCAAGCTGGGCTTCGCGCTCAGGCAGGAGCTGGCGGGCGAGGCGGCAGCTGTCGGCGTGTGGTGACGACGCGATGAATTGGGAATTGGGAATTGAGAGTGACGGCGGGCGATGAGGGCATCGCCCCTACGGGCGGCGTGGCCAGGGCGGTGAGGGCATCGCCCCTACGGTCGCAGCCGGCAGCCGGTATTCCTTTTCCCTTTTCCCTTTTCCCTGTTCCCTGAATCCGGAGGATTGAGCTATGTTAGAGGATATCTATATCAACGACGTCGCGGGTTCGACTATCGGCGTAGTGCTGGTGACGCCGCCGCCCATCGTGTCCGCTCCGGAGCGGGGCGAATGGGTGGAGCTGCCCGGCCTGGACGGCGAGGTGTGGCGCGAGGACGGCGGGCGTCAGGACACCGAGGTGGAAATGGAGCTCTACGCCTGGGAGACCGCGGACATCAGCCAGGTGCTTGCGTGGATCCGCGGGATGCAGCGGCTGCGGTGGGGCCAGAATGCCTGGTTTTACCGCGCGCGGGTCAAGGACGCGGAGCTTCTGGCTGAAAACTGGGAAGAGTTTATCGACTGTGGCCACACGATCCGCGTGTCGGTGCGGGTCAAGCCCTACCGGTACAGGTACCCGGAGGCGGCGGCGATCGTGGCCGTGAGCGGCGGGACGGTGACCAACCCGGGCACGGCGCCCGCCGCGCCGATCATCGAGGTGACGGGCAGTGAGGGCCGGCTGTCCATCGGCGACTACCGCGTGGAGATCGGCGCAACGGATGGGCTGGTGATCGATTGCGAGGCCAAGCGGCTTACGGACCTGAATGGCGCGCTTGCCTCGATCTATGTTTCGATGGCCGACACGGATGCCGGGCGCTGGCCGCGGCTTCAGCCCGGGGCAAACACGATCACCTGGACCGGCGGGATCACCGGGGTGACGGTTACGCCAAGGTGGCGGGACCGGTGACGCGCTGCGAGGGAACAGGCGACAGGCAACAGGCAACAGTTGAATGGCCGCGCGGGCGATGAGGGCATCGCCCCTACGGGCGCAGCCGCGCGCTACGCGAGGGAACAGGCAACAGGCAACAGTTAAAGAGTGATCGCGGGCGATGAGGGCATCGCCCCTACGGTCGCAGCCGGCAGCCGGTATTCCTTTTCCCTTTTCCCTTTTCCCTGTTCCCTGATTTCGCTTCGAAGGAGGACAGTATGCGAAAGACCTATGATGTCCTGGTCTACCCTGCGGGGTGCCAGGATTACGCGACGGAGGGGCTGTGCGGGCCGGTGCCGTGCGAAAGCTGCATCGAGGTGCAGCAGGGCGCGGCCGAATGCGCGGTGGACCTGGAGATCCCCTACGACGAGGAGGGCCGATGGAAGTACATCGTGCCCGGCAACACCCTGAAATGCTGGACGCAGATGGCGCTGCCGCCGATCTACGCGATCAAGGCCGACACTGGAAACGGCTTCGAGATTGTGCCCTTGCAGAATGTGGCACGTGCCAGCCTGACCGGTACGGCCCGGACGCGCGGGTATACGAGCCTGTACGCGGCGCCGGCGGCTGACAGCGCCATGCTGGTAAGGCTGGCCATGCTAACGGACGACGACAGGATAATGGTTCCCCGCGTCGAGGGCGGAGCGTGGCCCGTGAATGGCTATTACCACGTGTACACGTCGGTCGGCAGCGGCTGGGTGCCGAGAGCGGACATCGGTTGGGACGCCAGCGCCGCGGTGGCGGTCGAACAGGCGCGCGACCTGCTGGGCGAGGTCGCTATCCGGCCGCAGCTGTACCTGATCCAGAGCGTGGAGCGGACGGCGGATGGCCTGACCGTGCACGCAGAGCATGAGTTCTACCGGATCAATAAGGCGTATACCGAGGGTGTAACGGTCGGCGCAGACCTGCTCCTCCAGAATTTTTTGAACCGTCTGCTGCGGTATGGGTGGATGCACATCAGCAAGGCCGGCGCGCTGTTGAGCGGCTTTTGCGGCTATACGGACTCGACGCAGACCAGCCTGCTGGACGGCGAAACGGATTACGGCATGGTGTTGGAGTACATGCAGGTGGGCAGCGCGCTACTGGACCAGGAGAAGGGCTTCATGGCGCGCTACAAAATGCCCTATGTGTTCCGGGACAATTTCGAGGTGTACTTCCCCGATAACTACGATTTTTCGCGCTGGCCCAGAACAGTGCTGGAGATCGGCAAAAACCTGACCGGCATATCGGTGCTTGAGGACTGGAGCGAACTGATAACCTATGTGGTGCCGGTCTTTATAGACCCACAAAGCGAGACCCCGGAGACGTGCGACGAGGCGCCCATGGCGCGCGACGACGCGGACCTGTACGATCAAAAATGGATGTACCGGCTGGACGTGGACGTGAGCGATCTGGACTGGCAGTTTGAGCATTCGACCTACCAGGAGGTGCTGATGCAGGCCAAGGCGCGCGCCTACCAGAAGGGCAAGGAATACCTGAACACGGCGAAGACGACCGCTCAGGTATCCATATCGGTGGATGTGGACCAGGTGGACATCGCCGCGGATTACGGGGAGGACGTGAGCGCCGAGCAGAAGATCATCGAGCTATTGGAGCCGCTGCCGGTATACGCCACGGTGGGCGTGATCGCCCCGGGCGGCGAGCGCTACGAGGCGATGATCCTGCGGCGCGAATGGGACTGCCTGCACGGGCGCATGGTGAGCTGCGAGCTGGGCCAGCCCCGCGGCGCCAGCGCACAGTACGCGGGCATCATTCCGTTTGATTACGAGTGGGAGCAGACGGAGCCGGAGGGGTAGGCAACAGGCAACGGGCAACAGGCAACAGGCAACGGGCAACAGTTGAATAGTGATCGCGGGCGATGAGGGCATCGCCCCTACGGGCGGCGTGGCCAGGGCGATGAGGGCATCGCCCCTACGGTCGCAGCCGCGCGCGGCGCGAGGGAACAGGCAACGGGCAACAGTTGAATAGTGATCGCGGGCGATGAGAGCATCGCCCCTACGGGCGCGGCCGGCAGCCGGTATTTCTAATCCCTAATCCCTGATACATACAGCGACCGAACGAACGAGGGGGACAAAAAATGGCAGAGCATTGGATTGCGCGGCAGGCGGTGGACCTGGTGCGGGGCACATCCGATCCGCGCAGGTGGGTCGGGATGCTGCTGGGGCCGACGGACGACAAGGCCCTGGAGTGGATACTGACGGTTAACCGGGCGGGGCAGCCCGCGGACCTTAAGGGCTGCGTGGCCGCGGGGTACTTCCTGCGGCCGGACGGCGTGGCCGTGCGCGTGGCGGGCGAGATTGCGGACAACGTGATCACGATCATGCCCGGGCGCAGCTGCTACAACGTGCCCGGCGAGCTGGCCGCGCAGGTGCGGCTGGGCTGGGCGGACGGCAGCAGCATGGAGCTGGCGGAGGGCCTGTTTTACGTGGGGCCGGACGAGACGGGCAACCCCATACAGGACGGCGACGCCATCCCCTCGCTGGAGGTGCTGGCGGCGAAGCTCGAGGAAATGGAGGAGGCTGCGGAGGCCGCCCAAGCGGCGGCACAGAGTGCCGCGCAGGACGCTGCGAGCGCCGCCGGTTCGGCGACCGACGCCGCAACCAGCGAAGGAAACGCCGCCGATTCTGCTGCCGCCGCTGCCGCGTCAAAGGAAGCCGCCGCGCAGAGTGCCACCGACGCCGCGACCAGCGAGACAAACGC